TTTTTTTTTATATATATTTTTTTTTTTTTTTTTTATTATTATTTTTTTATTTTATTATTATTTTATTATTTTATTATTATTTTATTATTTTATTATTATTTTATTATTATTTTATTAGTTTATTATTTTATTATTTTATATTCTTCTTTTGAAATTCTACTATATTTATTATTTTTTAATTTATAATAATATCCGGAATTACTTTTATAATATTCTTTTTTAATTTCTGTGTTTTGTTTGTTTTGTTTGTTTTGTTTGTTTTGTTTGTTTATTTTTATTTTTCCACCAGTTGAAATAATTTCTTGATTATGGTTTATTTGTACGAATGATATAAATTTATCAAAAAAAAGTGGAATTTTTAATTGTTCAGATGTATATAAGCTTTCTATATTAATATTTGAACTATTATTATTAGTTGATTTACCTAAAAATTTAGTTGATAATTCTTTAATAGTGCTTATTAATTCTATTAATTCTATTTCATCAGATCTTATATTTTCAACTGTCATTTTTCTTTGAACATCATGTAGAAAAGCAATTATATACTTAAACTGTTCAACAATATACCTATCTTTTTTTTTGAGTTTGTTTACAAGATTTTTATAATGTTCATTTATTTCTTTAAGGTATTTATCTTTCTCATTATTTATATAATCATTTCGTTTTAATGGCAATGGTAATAATAATTTATCAAAAAAATATGGAATTTTTAATTGTTCAGCTGTATATAAGCTTTCTATATGATTAAATCCATATTTGATAAAATTAGATGAATTTAATAAAAAATTAAATGATAATTCTTTAAGTGTTTTTATTAAATTCATTTCTTTTTGCTTATTTATTCTTATATTACTATATTTTTCATTGTAAATATGAAACATAAGTACTCTGCCTTCAACATTATCTAGAAATTTAGTTATATACTCAAACTGTTTATCAATAGACTTATCTTTTATTTCGAGTTGCTTTACAAGATCAGTATAATGATTTTCTATTTCTTTAAGTTCACTATCTTTACGATTTTTAAAATTATTAGTATATATGGACTTCTTAATTCGTGTATTTGATATTGGGGTTTTTTTTGTTTTTATCCATATTATATTATGTTGTTGCAGTTTTGATTTGATATTATTTTGATTTTTGTTTTGGTTTGTTTGTTTTTGTGAAGATTGTCGATAAATTGTAGTTGGTGGAACAGTTATAGAAATATTATTGCCAAATGAGTTTCCACTTATTAATCTGGGATCATTTGGCAATAATGTTGCACCTGCTCTATTCCTATTACTCATTATTAATTATTATTTTATTATTATTTTATTATTATTTTATTATTATTTTATTATTTTATTATTTATACAAAAATATAATCCTTGTAATAAACAATCAGCTAAATCATCTTTTTTCTTATTTTTTTCATATTTTTCACGAATATCTTCTTCTATATTTTCATTTTGTGTAAAAAGATGATTTGTCAAATATAGTCCCATTTGCTTCATTTCTTTATAGTTTAACTTTTTTTTTACCTCTTTAATTTCACAATCAAAATTTTTTAATTCTTCTTTCAATTTTATTTTCAAATTCGCATTTTGAAATTTTATATTCATATTATAATTATATTCCATTTTTTTTGTCATAAAATAACTATATATCATTATTTGAATTGATTTCATTATAGGGTTTTTTAATACTGGCTGATTTTCTAAAACTATATAATTTAATTTTTCTATATATGAATTTGGAAATTTTTCCAATAATTTATCAAATAATAACTGACTTATCTCATTAAAAGATTTATCTTTTACCTTTTCTTTATCTCCTATTATATTTATTATATCCCAATCAATTATAGTATAACATGTTTCTATATCTTTAGTTATATCAATTATTTCAATTAAAATATATGATAAATTTTTAATCCCTATATCAAAAGATAATATATACATTCTATATATTTGATACTATCTATTATATAAATACATTGTTATTACTTTTATATTAATATGCATAAACATCTACATAATATAAATTTTGATTATATGGTGGATAATTATGCTTTGTATAATCTATTACAATTTTTTCTGATGTCTTTTTATAAGTTTTATATCGTCCTAAACAACAATAATAAAAATAGTCTTTTAATATCATAAACATTTTATAAACATTTTATAAACATTTTATATTTTATAATATAATTTTTACTTACTACTATTATAAAATAAGGAAAAAAATTATCTTTTATTTTTTATTTTTTATTTTTTATTTTTTTACTTTTTATTTTTTTTACTTTTTACTTTTACTCTTTTTTCACTTCCATTTTTTTTTACTTTTTGTTTACTATTATTAATTTTATGATTTAATGATGTAATCTCATCTAAAATTCCTTGAATATATTTCTTTAACTCTTGAATAGATAACGATTGTTCTTTATCTGTTTTACCATTATATTGATTTCTTTCATAATTAAAATTAACAGAATAATAATTACAATTAGATTCTTTAATTTTACTATTTACTTCCTTAACTTTATTATTTAAATATTTTAAATAATTATTTAATATTTTCTTTATATCTTTCATTTTAAACTTTAAATAACATGGCTTTATACGATGAAAATTACATTCATTAAAATCTGATGAATTCACATGTGTAAATTCTTTCCAAAATTTTGTAGTCTCTTTTGTCCATTTTGGTTCAATCATTAATTTACGCATTCCTTCAATATAACTTAAAATTTTATCTTTTCCTATCTCAAAAGTTTTTCCATTTTTTTCCAAATAATCTTTCAATGTATATTTATTTATATATGATTGATATAAATAATATTTACTATCTTTATTTCCATTACTATCTATATATGGAACTTTTTCTAATAAAAATACATGTCCTGGAAAAGTTTTAGTTTTTTTAAAATTATTTAATAAATTATATAAGTAATTACTTTTACTGGATTTATTTACAGGACAATCCATTTCTGCTACATTCATTAATATATAATATAATTCTATACTATCTTCAGGCTTTTCAATATCCTTTTTTAATTCCGTAAATCTTCTTATTTTTTCTTCTTGTTCTATTGATTTACTATATAATTGTTCATGACATATAACATCCGCATCATCTAATGCTTTTTTATTTAATGTTAAAAGATACAATAGAGTTGTTGCTGTATTATAACATTTTGTTAATAAATTTGAATTTAATGCCTTATTCACAGGTTCTTCTTTTATAATAAATTGAAAAAAACCTTCAGGACGTTTTGCTATTTTCTCTACAAGTGAACTTAAACCTTTATATGTATGTGTCATATTAGTATATTATATTAATTATTAAGATATTTATTGTTATATTTTTTTACTTTAGTATATATTTTAAATTTTACATAATATTATTAATATTAAATATTTTTTTTTTATTATATTTAAAAATATAATATAATAATAATAGTAATTAGAAAAAAATAATAATATATAATAATGATTTTCAATTTAATTTATAATATACTTTATTTTCTATTAATATTTGCTGGTATTATTTATATTAGTAGATTAATTAATGGTGTTGAAACCGATATTTCTATTAAATCTATAAAAAATAATAATAATGGAACCATTGAAACATTTGAAAATGGTAAAGTAACCAAAAAAAATATTAATGATAATAGTGATTTTCATGATGAAGATTCTGATGATGAAAATTCTGATAAAGATGATGATAACAATTCAGATAATAATAAAAAGTCTAATATTGATTACGAAAAATTAGATAATGCCAAAAATGAAATTGAAAAATTTAAAGCTGGATTAACAGTCAGTACATCTGTTAAATTTAATAGTAATGATTTATATGGTAATAACTCTATAAATTATAATGATGATAATGATGATAATGATGATAATGATGATAATGATGATAATGATGATAGTAAAAATGATACTACTAATTCTATTGATTTTACTAAAATAGACTATATTAAATTAAATAAAAAATCTTTTAACAATTTAATTCAAAAATCTATAGATTCTAATAAAAAAATGGAATTATCTGAATCATTACTTACCTTTTTCAATAATAATTTGTCATTAATTACATCATTACTTAATAATATTACAAATAATCAAAATATAGAACTTATAGAAGATTTGAAAAAACGTTCTGATACTTTATTATCTACATATAAAAATAATAAAGATATTAAAGATAAAAAAAATATAATTAATACACTTAATACAGAAATTAGTACATTAAATAAAAATGTACAAGGTTTTGTTAATTATATTAATGATGCTATTATGTCTGCAAATATTAATGCAAGAGATTTATTAAAATTATCTAATACAGATTTTAAACAAAAATTAATATCTTTATTTAATAAAGCAACAACAGTTACATCATATATTACCCAAGGTGATAAACAATCTAAATTATTAAAAGAAAAAGTTGAAGAATTAGAAAATATAATTAAAGATTTAGAAGAAAAAACTAAACCACAAACTAATAATAAGGGTAATGAAAATGAAAAAAATGCTGAGGATAGTATCGAAAAAGAAAGTTTCACAAATTTTAATGAATATACATTAAATATTATAAATAATGTAAAAAAAGAAATGCAAAAATTAGAAACACAATTAAATAATAATAGAGTTGAATCATTCTTAAATTCAAATAAGAAAAAAAATGAAAAATTACAAACATATGAAACACAACCATATGATAATCTAATGTTTGGTTCTACATTATCATATTTCCAAACTATTTAATAAGTGAATTATAAGTCTTGTTCTATTATATCTAATATTTTAAATTTATTTTTTGATGATATTATCTTTATTGAATATAAATCTAATATCTGATTATAATAACCTATTAACTCTTTTTTATATTTTTTAAAATGTCGCCTGTTATTTAAAATTAAAGTTCTTAAAAACTCAAAATATACATCATATTTAAATTCACGTTTATCAAATAATTCCTTATTTCTTTCTGGATTAGAAGTCTCAATAAAATCAAAATCCTTCTTTAAAATTATTTTAAATAATTTTAATCCATAATTCGATATATTATTTATATTCATACATAAGTTTAACATTTTTATTAAACTTATGTATGTTTTAAAACGATTTATAATAAATTTTTTATCAGCTAATGATTTACAATATGTATCATATGCTTCATCATCGCTCATATCATCATCTATTTCAAAATCAGCTTTCAAATAATACCACTTACTATTAATAAATATCTTTATTTCATTATTTAAATATGCAGTTATATTTTTTTTATAATTTATATAATTTAATAAATTAACATATATATCCGAATATTCTATTTGACGTGATGAATAGTTTAATATACATTCAATTATATATTCAATATCTATAAAATCTACTAATTCTAAAATATTATCTTTTAATTTATGATAATTATCATTTGTTATTTTATTTAATAATGAATTTAATGGTTTATTTATTGTTTCATTTTTAAACTTAGTTTTATTAAGTAAATATTTTTTATAATATTTATTATTTGAAAAACATTTATAAGATTTTAAGATAAATTTTATTCGACGATTTATATCAGGATTTACACACAAACCATTATCAAAATTTTTAAAATATTCATAACTATAATTATTAAATTCTTCTATTTCTACATTATTACTATTCATTTTTATTTATGTATTATATATTTATTGTATATATTTATATATTATCTACTTACACATTATCTATTTATATATAAATATTTACACTTTATATAAGTTTAAATAAGTTTTTATATATTATATTTTTTTATAATATAAGTATACATTATATACATACGTTATTAAAAAATAATTTACAATATAAAAAAATGCCTTCATATATTATATAAATATATACCTTATTAATTACAAATATAATATATTTATACAAATATAAATAAATATAAATAAATATAAATAAATATAAATAAATAATGCCTTATTCTTATACATTAAAAGATTTTTATAATAATGAAAGTAAATATTCTATAAAGGATTTAGAAAAGCTTATTAAAGAAGCTAAAAATGCATATTATAATAAACAACCTATTATGGATGATGATACATTTGATAAATTAATTGATAAACTTGAAAATTTAGATTCAACTAATAAGGTTCTTATTGATGTAGGAGCTGATATTAGTGATCATAGTAAAAAAGTAAAATTACCATATTTTATGGGTTCAATGAATAAATATAAAGATGAAAAATCTATTACTAATTGGATTAAAAAATATAATAGTAATGATTATGTTATTACTAATAAATTAGATGGTATTTCTGTTCTATTTTATTATAATCATAAAAAGGCAACTGTGTCATTGTATACAAGAGGTAATGGAATTATTGGAACTAATATTTCTCATATTACGGAATATATTAAAGGAATTCCAGACATACATGTTTTAAATCGCGAACTTAAGAGTGACTTATATGTTCGTGGTGAATTAATTATGTCAAAAGAAATATTTAATAAACATTATAAGTCATCAACTGAAGCACGAAATATAGTTTCTGGACTTGTGGGTGCAAAAATACCATCTATTAATGAATTTAAATTTATTAATTTAGTTGTATATTCTTGTTTAAATTGTGATGGATTATCTCCAAGTATACAATTTGAATATTTAGATGATCTTGGTTTTAATGTTGTAGATTATAATATTGTTGAATCTATTAATTTAGAAACATTATCTAATATACTTATTAAAAATAAAAGTGAAAGTAAATATCAAATTGATGGACTTGTTATATATGATGATAAATATCATAAAATTGTTAATGGTGAAAATCCTAAATATGCTTTTGCTTTTAAAAGTATTTTAACACATCAAAAAGCTGAAGTAATTGTTAAAGAAGTAAAATGGAATGTTTCTAAAGATTTATATTTATCTCCTGTTGTTTATTTTGATCCAGTGGAAGTTGATGGTTGTAATATTCAAAAAGCAACTGGTAAAAATGCTAAATTTATTGTAGATAATCAAATTGGAGTTGGCGCTCATATCATTATTATTAGAAGTGGAGGTGTTATTCCTGATATTATACAAGTAATTAAACCTGCATCTGATAATATTAATTTATTACCTGTTGATAAATATAAATTTCAATGGGATGATACACAAACTAATATATATATTAGTAAAGAAAATATGACTACTGATAATGACGATGAACATAATATAAAACTTATTACTCATTTCTTTACAAAACTTGATGCTAAAGGATTAGGTTCTGGGATTGTAACAAAATTATATAATGGCGGTTTTACAAGTATTAAAAGTATTTTAGATCTTACTGTTAATAATTTAACAAATGCTGAAATCCCAGGATTTAGTGTAAAATCTATTAAGAATTTAATTAATTCTATTGATGAAGTTAAAAAAAATATGACTATTAAAACAATTATGGTAGCTTCTAATAGTTTTGGTAGAGGGGCATCTTCTAAAATTATACAATCAATTTTAAAAGAAATTCCGCAATTAAAAACTAATTTAAATTATAATTTAAAATTAGATGAATTAGTTTCTATTAATGGTATTGGAGAAATTACTGCAAAACAATTTTTAGAAGGATATAAAGAATATATTAAATTTATTAATGAAAATAATTTACAATTTTTGTATAATAAATCTTCTAATATTACAGAAGAAACGATTACTAAAAAAAATAATGCTACAATTACTGGAAAATCATTTGTATTTACTGGTAAGCGTAATAAAGACCTTGAATCTAAAATTTTAGAATTTGATGGGAAAATTGGTTCTTATATATCTTCTAATACTAATTATTTAGTTGTTGAAAATGATGAAGCCAAAAATGGTAATAGTTCTAAAATAAAAAAAGCTAATGATTTAGGAATTACTATTATTACACATAATGAATTAATACAATTATTTAAATAAAGTATTTATTTTTAATTAAAAATAAATATTAAATTTTATATTTTTATAATTTTTTTATATTTTTTTTACTATTTTTTATTTGTAAAAGTTTTAGATACAATATCATCATACCGTTGCTGGTTTAATAGTAAATACTATTATCCCATTCAAGTTATAAAAATGAAATCTTTATAACTTAAACTTTAAAGGCTGTGCAACTCCAACCTTTAATATTATTAAATATTGATTTAACCTAAACATTTGATTGGTTGCCATTTATTAAATTTGTCATTATATTTACATTCAAATAAAACTTTAATATTAAAATTTTTAAACTGGAATATGTCTTGCATCATTTTACTTGTCTTTAAATTTGGTACTATTATCATATCATCTAATTTTTCATTCTTTAAATTATATATATTATAAACATCAACTAAACTTGTTTTTTCTATATAAAATTTAGTTATATTTAAATCTTGTGAAGTTGATTGATTTAAACTTATATCTTCCATTATAATATCTTTTTTTTTTTCAATATTTATTAATTCTTCTTTATTATCATCATTTATAATTTTCTGTATTTCATCTCCTAAAACTATACTATTTTTTTGATATTTTACTCGCACTGTATCTTTTATTAAATTATCATCAAAATTACATAAAATTCTTTTTTTATCTAAATATTTAGGACAAAAATAAATTCCACGACAATTATATTGTAATTTTTCCATAAAATCATTTATCATATATTCTAATTCTTGCACTTTAAAATATTTTTTGATTTGAAAACTACATATGTCAAATGAATCATATTTATATTCTTGTTCAAATAAATTATATAATATATTTATACGTTCTATTAATTCTATATTTTGTAATGAATATCCCTTATATCCATATATATCATTTATTAAAAATAACCACTTTTCTTGTTGTAATTTTATCATTTCACCATCTATTAAGGTTCCATTAAATAATTCATCAGCAAAAGTAAAATTTGATAATATAATTCGTGGAATTGTATATCCACTTTGAATTTTTTTATCAATAAATATAATTTGATTTATATTATTGATTTTTGTTAAATATAATAAATATGGGTTTCCATTTGTTTTTAATGATAATATATAGGGAAATTTATATATTTTTTCTAAACTTTTATTTATATCAAATTTCTCAAAATGTTTTTGAATAATTTTGATATTATAATTTTGCTCTAATTCTTGTAAAATTTTTTCTTTAAATTTAATATCCTTTATATTCCATCCTACATTTTCACAAAAACTTATACGGGTTAATTGCATTATTAATTAGATAAAGGAAGTCTTTATACTTAAGTAAAAATAATTTTTAATTTATTTGTTGATATATTATATATATATATTAAATTATTTTTATATCATTTTTTATAGGCGCGCAAAAAAATGATATATTAAATGTATGTAAGATTTACCGTTGCCATTTTGGCACAAGTCTGTAAACAATGGACCAGCTTGTTGACTTTCCCGCCACGGTGCGCCTCGGGCGACCTAACAAGGGGGTTGGGAAAAAAGGAAAACGTAAGTTCAAGAGTAGTCGTCAGGCCCGTCGCAATGCTACACCGCAAGAAGTGCGCGAGAAGGAGAAGAAGTCCAGCGACCAAAAGCTTCGCTACGACCGAGATTCCCGCTTTCTTCAAAAGGAGGATTCGCGCGGACGCTCGGCAGGGGCAGAGTTGCAGAAGATGGCGAAAGATAACGCACAAATTTTCTCGTTCTTCAATACACGATACGGAGGATACTACGAATATCTATTCCGTAACAAGAAGTACAAGATTGTGGACATCTTGAAGATTCTCAAGTATTACAGGGAGATCCCTGAAGACGACTCTGACGACGACTACTACTCGGAATCCGACGACGAATATTACTACCGATGCCCGTACGGCGTCGGGGGGTGCGACGGTCCAACTGAGTGCTCTGCGCTCGGACACTACGGATCATCAGGTCGCTACGAGCGCGACCTCGCGTACAGCGGGTACATGTACGAGGGAGACTTCATTCAGTACCCCTAACCAGAGCCGTCCATCAGAGCGTAGTTCGGCTACGACGACTGAAGTCGCTTTGAGGTCTTTGTGAAGTCATGAGACAGTTGATATAGCATTCACATTTGCTCGAAAAAAAAAATTTTTTTAATGACAACGGTGGGATTCGAACCCACGTAGGTTTCCCAGCATAACTTGAGTCTATCCCGTTTGACCGCTTCGGTACGCTGCCTATTACACCTTTTCCATTTTTAAATGCCAACTTTTTATTATATAAAATATAATTATTAATCTTTATATTTTTTTAATTTTCTTTGACGATTTGATTTTTATTAGCTAATACTTCAAAATTATTATTCATTATATACAATTAAATAAGCTAAAATAATGAAGGTATATTATTATAGTATTAAAATAAGCATTTTTATTATTAAGTTAAAGCATATTTTAAACATAATGATCCATTAATTAATAAATCTAATGGATTATAATTTTTATTCTTTTCTAAATATTGTTTTATATAATATTTACCTATATAATATTCCATACTATCTATATTATTAATTAATCGATAAATTTCAATTTCAAGTTTTTTTAAATTATTTATAAATGTCATATGTTTAAATTTTGTATATAATGATGAAATATTTAACATACCATTATGATATTCATAACTAATTATAAATCTTGTTAATCTTAATAAATTATCATATAAATAACTGAAAGTATAATGTTTATTACTATTAAATTTATTATTATAAAACCATTCTTCAAAATAATAAGCTACACCTTCACCCATTACTAATGAATCATAATCTAATGATAAATTATTTTTATTAATTATATCACTTGAATATTGTATATAATGCATATATTCATGTATTAAACTATTTATATACAAATATTTATGATATTTTTTTTCATTCGGTAAATATAATAATATTTTCTTATCATAATTATATATTATCCAATTATTATAATCATTTATTTCTATATGTAATTTATAATTTAAATATTTTTTATCTATATTTTTCTTTATTAAAAACTCTTTAATTTGTGTATATAAGTCTTTTGTATAATCTATTATATTTTTTGTTGTTTCAAAACTTTCTAAATATTTATTTACTTTATTTTGTGTTGATAATTTATCTGAATTATCAATACTTTCTATATTTTTTATAAATAATTTTTTTATTTCTTTATATTCTTTTTTGGCATAGTTATATATTTCTTCTAAATTTACTGGATATAATTCTTGATTTGTAAATATAATATTTAAATTTTCAATTGTAAAATTATAATTTATATATATATTCTTTTTCTCATAATATTTAATTAATTTATTAAAATTTAATAGTAAAATATCTTTATAGTCTTTATGTATTTTTAAATCATTAATATATATTAAACTATATTCTAATTTTTCTATATATATTTTTTTTGTATATATAATATTTTTTTTTATGATATCAATTAATTTAGGAAGATTTTTAATACATTTATCGATTTTATTTTTTTGATTTACATTTATTAATTTTTCGATATAATCATATACAATAGCAAAATAATAGTTAGGGTCATTTAAAGGTAATTTTAATAAATAATGTTTATCTATTATTGATTGAATATATGCTATTAATATTTCTTTATTTTGATTTTTAGATATACTTAAATTTTTTACTATTATTATTAATTTATCAATTATTTTATATAAATTACATTTTTTATAATTGTTATAATTTATAAAACTATTATTTTTATTATCAAAATGTGGGTAAATTTTATATAATGTTGGTAAATTTACTTTTGAAGTTTTACTAAATTCTTTTATTTTGTAATTTTCCATTATTCTTTATATACTATATTATATTATAGAAATAAAAAAAAAAAGAAATAATAATATTTAATTATAAATTTGACTATTATTGGAATTATTATTATTTATAATTTGTTCTGATATTATTTTTCCATCTTCTTTTATTATTTTTTTTGTAATTCCATTTTGTTGTTGTGTTATTATTTCTTTTTTCTTATCATTTACTATTATTGTGTGTCTACTTGTTGAAGAAAAATTAGCATTCATATAATTAAAAGTCAGCATTTAAAAATGGTAAAGGTGTAATTATTTTTATATAAAAATAAGTGTAAATTAATAATATTTTCTTATTTTTTTTATTTTTATTTTTAATTTTTTATTTTTAATTATTTTTTTTAATTATTTTTTTAATTTTATTTATCTTCAATTTCGATATAATTAATTTTATCTGATTGTTCTAAATATGGTTCATTATCATGTAATAAATAATGGACTTTTAAACTTGTTGTTCTTCCTAAACGTTGTCCTCTACCAATTAATTGTTTTTCTAAATCAGGTCGTTGTCTATGAAATAAAAGTATATCACTACAACTTTGTAAATTTAAACCAGAACCCATATGTCGCGTATTTAATAATAATATTCTGATTTTCCCACTATTAAAATTTTCTATAATCTTATTTATTACTAAACCATTTCCTTTCATTTCACGATATTGTAAATTCAGAGTTTGTAAAAGTGTTATGATTTTTACAAAAGATTCATCATGTTCACTAAATATTAAAAATTTACCATCTGGATTCTCAATTAGTATTTTATTTAATATATCTAATTTAGTAAATACCCGCATTTTTTTACTATTTAATTTTTCTTTTTGTACATTATCAATATTCACTTCTTTTTTATCATTACTTAATACACATACATCTTTTAAATTAAACATTGTTCTACATAAAGGACATTTTAAAGTTTTATTTGATTTTTTAACATCAATTAAACAATCAAAACATATTAATTGATTACAACACGGTGTAATACTTGGATAATTCTTATAATCTAAATCATCCATACAAATTACACAATTTTCTTTATAAAATTTCTTAATACGTTCATTTAATGAATTATATTTTGTTTCTTGACGAGTTAAAAGTTCTTTCTTCTCTTTTATTTGTTTCTTTATATAATAAATTTGTTCTGGTTCTAAATCTTCAGGAGTTTTTAAAGAATTTTCATAATTACTTATTTTATCTTTTAATTGTATAATTGTTTGTTTTATATTATTTGTTAATACATTAAATATATTATCACTATCTCCTGTATCACAACCTAATACCATTAAAGCATCTTTATAATTTCCAGCATTTAACATATTTATTAATTCAGGTTCTAAATAATCTTTTACTACATTTAATTCTTTTGGTGTAGGACATATATGAGACTTATATATAATATCAGGTAAAATTATTGATTGATCTATATATTCAGGTTTATTTCTTACTATTATATAACTACCACGTAATTGTTTTTCATTTGTTATTGATGTATTTGTTTGAACAGCATAAGTATATTCATAAACATCGCTCATAAAATCATATGGTATATGATATAATATATCTTTATGATAACGTCTATGATTTCTATTAAAATATTCAGGGGTTGCTGATATTAACCATGTAAATTTTGCATTAATTATATCTCTATTATATAACTTTGGAAAAGTTATAATATTTACTTCATCTATTATTTTACGATTAAAAACTATATCTTGAAATTTATATACAAAAGAATAATACATAGTATTTGTTATTAAAATTATGTCATATTTATTTAAATCTTCCGCATCTAAACTATGAACTTTTGTTGATTTATTAATTTCATAACTAACTAAATTGGTATTTCTTATTGATGAAGACCATTGGGAATATAAATTAAATGGTACTATTATTAAATTTGCAGAAGTTTGGATTAAATTTTCTGAATAATCATTAATTATATCTTGTTTAACATATACATTATTTACAGTACGATTAATAGTTGAATGTAAATAATATGAATTTTCTTGTAAATTATTTCTTGTATTTATATTTATAGTATTTAAAGTATTTATTCTATATTTATCATTTTCTGTAATTTGATTATTATAAGATATTAATCCTAATATAATATAAGTTTTTCCAGCACCTACTTTATCTGCTAATATACCTATTTTTGTTTGCAATATATTTATATTAAAATTATCTGTTTTATTAATATAATCATTATAATTATGAAGTGTTGATAATACTTCATGGTTTTGTGTTATTACTAAATTATTTGTTTCTAAATAATTCATTTTATATATACTAGTTAATTGATGCATCTTTAATTGAACTTTTAAATCTTGCGGTTGTGAAATTTGCTCACAATTTTCATCTAAATCTTTTAATAAATTACTCATATTATATTATAATTATTTTAACTATATATATATGATTTTATTTTAATATTATCTTCATTTTTTTTATACATTAATATTTTTTATATAGCTATAAATAAATAATAATAAATAAATAATAATAAATAAATAATAAATAATGGTAAATAAAGATAAAAAAGGACTTGTTGATATTAAAAATCTCAAACATCAAATAAGAATAGAAAATAAAAAACAACATAAATATAAAAAACTAGAAATTACAAAAAATAATATGTATGAATTAATTATGTCAAAAGAAAAAGAAAAATATAAAAAATATGAAAAATTAATAGAAGAAAAATTAAGAGAATTAATAAAAATAAAAGATATAAAAAATTTATTATTACAAGTGTCTGATTATGAAATTAACCAAATAAATATAATTATTAAGAATAACAATTATAAAAATGATATAATTGTTATACTTATATATATTAAATTAATAATAGATAATAGATATATTTTAGAATATTTAATAAATAAATATACAAGAATTATTAAAGAACTTAATAATTTTATAGATAGTGATAAAATACATTTTAAATATATAACTTGGAATAATAGTGAACATTTATTGAGTAAAATTGATCAACATGATATGTATAAAAATACTACTTATGATAGAAAACATGTGTTAAAATATTTATTATCTGAATATAATGTACAATTGAATATTAAAAATAAAGAAGATTTTGATAAATTATATAAAGAATTATATAAATTTTTTATAAAATCATCAAGAATAATACCATATGATCCTATGATAATTCCCAAAAAAAAAATGTATCGGGATATAAAACTATTTTATATTGATGTGAAACAAAATCTGATGCACAAATATTTGACTTTTTTTAATAATTATTTAAAATATCTAAATAAAGGATTTACAAAATTACATTTATTAGCAATTTTTGATCATAATATCCAAATCAATTCTAATTTAAAACAATATTGTAATAGTATAAAAAAATACATTAATCAAAATAAAATTTTATCATTAGTTAAAGGAAAAGGAAAGACTTTACCTCGAAAGAGAATATATTCAATTTCACAATATATGGATAGTTATACTAATAATAGATTATTTACACAATATAATAGAAATTTAACATTTGATCCATTACATATCAAAAATATAAATTTTACTGTAGATGAAATATTTAAATTATCAAAATTATCAGATAATACTAATCAAAATGCTTTACATTATTTATTAAAAAATAATAATTGTAGTGGTATACCATTATTTGAATTGTTAGATTTTAATAAAAATCAAAAAGATAATAATAATAAAACACCTTTTGATTATATGAGTGAAACTAAATATAAAAGACAGGTTAAACATTACAAAAATCGTTGCTAATTATAATATCCAATTAATTTTAATTTATTATATTTCGTAAGGATATAAAATTTGATAAATTAGGTTTATCTTGTTCTGTATGTTTATAATGATAAAGAACTTTATTATATATTGTCCTACAAGTACCAAACCAATTTTTAAAAATATTAATTTATTCTTTATTTGGATAAATTCTTATTTGTCTAGTTCTCATAACTTCATTTTCATATAAAATTTTATCTTCATTGATTAAAGTTGTTGGTAATCCTTTCTTTCCATTTTGTATATGTTCTTCAATTTTTTTTTTATTAAGTTCTTTATTTTTTTCTTTAATTTGCTTAATATTATTATTAATTAAATCAATATCTACTGGATTAATTTTAAATTTAGTAAAAAAATCACTATTTTTAAAATCATCATTATTTAAATTATTAGTAATCTCTGTAATTGAAAAATTAGTATAATTAATAATATTTTTATTATCATTAGTAGGAAACCATAATTGATTTGATATATTTAAGCAATTATCATTCCAAAATGGTTTCAACTTAATTTGATAATCAATTAAATGTAAGATAATAATCTTTAATATTTTTTGAATATTACTTACTTTTTTATAAGTAATTAATTTATTATTAATAATAAGTCTTTTATCAGATAAAAAATATTGAACTTTTAAATTTTTTTTTTTATTGTATAAGAAAAAGATTAATATAGATGATATAATAATTATTGAAGATATGAATTACAAGGAACAGACTTTAAACCATCTATAAAAATTTTACAAGATGAAATTACTGAATTACATATTAACAATTTTTTATTACAAAAAAATAACTATTAAATCCAGCATTAAATAATTTAGTTAATATACCAATACTAATACCTTTTGCGTCAATTTTTTTAAAGAAATATTCAATTCTTTTAAGAATATATTCATCAGAATCACAATTTTGAACATATATATCGGTGTGAGTATCTATATAAAGGCTAAAAAAAAATGATTATTTGCATGTTAATTGTAGTTACCGTTGCCATTTTGGCACAAGCCATCTACCAATCACAGTGTTGGATGGTGAGGCTTTTGATGC